AACAGAAACAAACGGTAATATCTTCGGAAGATTAGTTAAAATTCCATGTTGCGGACAGAATAATCCCTCACGTATTATCTCAAGCATACTACCCTCCTTTACTTAATGATAATTGTAGTAGTTTTGGATACCCAACAACAAGTTTTATCATAACCAGCTTTATTGTTGGGTTTAGAACATTTGTACATAGTAAAGTCCCCACTAGGAGTACTCTCTGTTCCAAAAGCACAGTCTTTGCAGGTGTGGATTTTAACACACTCCCTATAGGTTAGTAAGCACACTTTTACTCCTTAACAGATACTACGTATCCGTTTGGTCAGTCGGATGCAAAGCATCTGACGCTTCCCATTGACAATGTTTTAGGTTTTGTGGATAACCAGTTTCCCATGGAAAACAGGACTTACAAGGGAAACTTTTTGTAACGGAGTTGCCTTGATGTTTGCAAGTAGCACATAAATGTTCTGCGTGTGCTATTCCTTGACTACGATTACGGACAATACAGCCCATATATTTCCTTTCTCGTCATTTGTTTCACAAACGACTAGGCAAATCATGTAATGATTAGACGATGCCACAAAATTCTTTCTCTTGTTCGGTTAATGTCTCGTCACAATACTGGCGGGTTTCCTCGCATTGAGACGCAAGGAATTTGAGATGAGATTCTTCGATGAGATTTCTTCGGTGAGTTTTGAAAGCAGGTGTGAGTGACAGGGCCAGATGTGGAACATCCGGCATGACGAGACGTGTGTTGGTGGGTTTCATGCGATGATACCTCCTTTGGCAGTGACCAGCTATTGCTGGGCATATTAAAAGTCAAAACCTCTCTTGTAACGTCATAAGAACACATAATAAATCCATCCTTTTGGTTAACTTCCCAGCCGTTTCCGCCTGGAAATGACGTTTAGAAAACTAAATGGGCCATTTTAGTTCGCGTTGCGCTTCTCTAATTGCTTCAATTACTTCTGCAAAAGAGTTAGCTTCCGAATTGGTTACTTTTAATTGCATAACATACTTACACACCCCCTCAAATGATGAGAACCATTTGACAGGTACCCATACCATTTTGACTTCCCCGGTATCCTTATTTTTATGTTTAGACTTATGTCTAATTTCAAAAATAGCATCTTCACCACATAACATAATTTCTCTTTTTCCATCATGTATCAAGATTTCCATAATAGCTCCTTTTAAAATATGTTATTCTATGGGCCTAATAGCCTCTAGGAATGGTTTTTATATCTTCCCCTATAGGGGAATATACCTTGCTATACTAAAACGCCTTATACGTCAAATTTGGAATGCTTCTCGGACTAAAATAGTCCGATTAGTAGAATAACAAAAGGCCGGGAGAATATCCCGACCTTTCATTGCCTGATTACTACCTAAATATCTTACGCGGCGCGTTTACTCTTGGTTGTAATCTTTACAGAGGGTTTTGTCACCTTAGTACCGGCATTGACACCGTTGGCAACAAGGAGCTTCTGCAATGCTTCGATATGTTTCTTTGCTTCTCCGATGTTCGTAAAATCGCCGGAAGTAACTCGGCTTGCAAGCTGTTCAATGAGAGTAGAGGCACGCAGTTCGGATATAGACTTCGCTGGAACAACCGGACGACCTGCGGCCTTTAGTGCTTCTATGATTGTATCGCCGTCAGTTTTGGCAAGCTGGACAAATGCTGCTGCTTTCTGGTCTGATTTCAGTGATTTCAGCTGTTTTTCATTGACATTCCCCTTCATATCAAACAAACGAGGATTAGGGGCTTTTGCGTGTGCAGCACGTACGGCCTTAGTTGCAGCACGTTCAATACCTGCTAATTTTTCTTCTGTGCGCTCCTTCTTAGGGATAGTTGCAAGCAATTCGGACTTCTTCGCCTCTACTTCTGCCTGAAAATCCTCATTCTTATGCTCACGCAATACTTGCATCTTAAAACCAGCATACCAATTAGAGAAACGGTTAATACTGTCATACGCGGTAGACTGTTCATCAGAAAGTTTCCCCTCTTTCTTGAGCGTAGCTACGGCAGAAAACGAGGTGTCAGTTTTCTTTGTTCCACCCTCTACAATGATTTCAGTTTGGGGCCAATTCTCGAATTGCTTCGAGAGATAGCCAGTGATACCGGGAAATCCGTCTGCATACAGGAAAGTCAGTTTCCCCTCCTTTTCAGCAATACTGTACGGGAATTCTTTGTGCATGATACCTGCAACGTCCATGTAAATTTCGCCTTTGCGCTTGTCCATTACGTTCGCAAGCAACAACATTTCCTTCACGTTCGCGCCTTTGCCAATGTGACCCACCGCTTTAATCTGTTCTTTGAATTTTCCCATGATGTATCTCCTTTTCTCCAAGTTTATAAGGCTTGTCTTGGGTGCCTGATACCGTCATTTAGGTTTCTAAATACTTCTTAGAAGTAATCCTAAATGATCGGTTTTGCTGAACAATTTTTATTATAGAACAATTATAACACAACACAAAATAGAAGTCAATCAGAAAGTTTTGCGACTTTTTAGATCCACCCGCTCAGCTCCTTCGCCAGAAACAAGCACTTCAATTTCACGAGCTTCTGTTTTAACTACCTGTACAATACGGTAAACTTGACCGCGTAACATGAAATATTTGTATCCAAGTTTCTCTGCCATCTCTTTTGCCTGCTCTGGTTTCATGTTAGCTGAACCACTACAACGAATTTCTACCACTTCTTTCCATGTAAGTTTTTGCATTGTTACTCTCCTTTCATTTTCGAGATTGTAATTAACATACTTGCATGATAGCGTTCACCACATTTGGAGCAGAGAAGGATTAACTCATTCTTCCCATAGTCCATGATTACTTCAAATTGAGTATTCTCACAGTCACAATGTAGTTGCATGGTTATTTCCTCCCCTGACGATGTATGAAGTACAGAATGATAAATACTACTATCCAATAAATCAGATAATAAGCCACTTCCTGGCCAGATGATATTGTTTCGCAATTACGGATAGATTCTAACATTACTATATCTCTTCTGTGGAAATCAAGAGGCTGAAATGTTTGCTTTTCTCGAACCAGTAATAAAGCTGACAATGGGGCCATGCTTTCCGGGCATTCCGTACAACCTCAAAAAAGTTATTACCAGTGTTGATACAAGAAACTTCCCCGCGTGTTTTAGTAGCTATATCCTCAGCTACTATCTTATGAATTCTTTGCATGTTTTGTCTCCTTTCAAAAGTTTTTATTTGATTATATATCTATTGTTTCGGATTGTCCAGAAAAAACTTTAACGACATTTGATATTTTATTTCTTGTTTAGATTTCTAAATATCTGTCGCAGCCTCCGGCCCGACTTCTTATCTATATATTATATAAGATATAAAATATATAAGATATAAAACTATATAAAAGAAACATATATAAAAACCTTATATATAAAATATATCCCTTAAGGATATATTTTTATATTATAATATAAAGACTATATAAAAGAAATATAAAGACTATATAAGAATCTTATATAATACAAGACTTTCTAAAGAAAGTCAACATTTTTCTTTTCAAGAAAAACGTTATCAAGAGAAAAGATTAGAGACTAATAAATTCTTTCTGCTAAGAAGTACAAGCATTCCTTCTGCCAAGGGAAGCAATAGCTCCTCCCTCCCGAAAACCTGGCTTTTTTCCCCTCCCTCCAACATTTCCATTCTGGAAACGTTCTGCATTTAGTTTCCTAAATGGATATCGTCAAGCTTTTGACGTTTTATCTTTACTTCTCATTAAAACTATGGTATAATATTAGTATGGAAGTGATAGCTGTACTAAATAATCCAAGGTCTTATGCCAAAGATAGTTGATAAAGAAAAGATAAAGATACTTAAAGGTAAAGGCTTATCCCAAAGGGAAATAGCTAAGATAGTAGATTGCAATCCTAACACTGTTAATACTGTTTTAAAGCTATCCGACAGTGAGTCTAAAAGCCTAGAATCATTCAATAGAGACCTTCCAGCACACCTAACCAAGGTTATATCCAAGCTTGTCGCTAGGTTCCATGAGATAGATTTAGATAAAGTTTCCCCATACCAATTAGCTGGTATGTTGTCTCTCTTGATAGATAAGCAAAGATTATTATCCGGCCAATCAACAAGTAATCAACAAGTATTATTTCATATTGTCGAGCAGGCTTGCAAAGCATCCAGGCACGATGGAAACGAGGGAGGCGACTCATCTCTTGAAAGAGAGACCGGGGGTAGCTAATGAAGGGGTGGGGTGTAGTGGTGTTTAGTTGCCCTTTAACCCGTGCAAAATTAAAAGAGTACCCTTCTAGCGAATGTAAAATTAAAAGGACACATGTGAATAGTTCTCATAATATAAAGTTGGGTATTCATAAAGGTAAGCTAAAGTTTTGTGAGGATGTAATAGCTACGTTAATACAAGATGAACCTAGAGCGGCAGAAGAAATGAAGGAATGCACTGGCTTGTATGGGGCCTATGCGGATAGTTGTAAAACAATTTATCTGAGTAAAGGGCAAGATACTACTAATCTAAAGGAAACCTTAGTTCATGAGTTGATTGAGGCATCAAACTCTATCTTAGACTTACAGCTCAACCATACACAAATACAGTGTCTTGGAAATTTCATGACAGCTCTTATTTTAGAAAACAAAATAATATTAAGTACTCTAACTAAGGGATAATGCTGTGTTTATAAAGATAGGGAACAATAAATCCTTCAGATATTCAAGGAAACGAGGCTCTAAGACAGCTACTCACAGGTATGTTTCTGATGATAGATACACTGTGAAAGTACTTATGACTGAAGATGGAGTAAAGATTCTTACGGAAGATGGATTGGAGATAATAATTGAAACCTAATAAGTTTATTTGTACGATAATGTTAGGGATAGCGACTCTATCTTCTATCTGTTTTGCAACAGAAGGGATTAAAGGTTCCGCTTTACCAACCGCATCTACGGGAAGTATAGGTGACACAGCGATCATAGTGCAGGATGGCGTAACAAAGAAGCTTCCTTTAGGGAATATTCCTCATAATAATCTTTCTGGTAGGACTGCTACTGGTGCGCACACTACAGGCGCTATTATTGGTCTTGATGATGCTCTTGCTGCGAAGCAAAATGCTTTTACTAACGCTACTTCTCTGGATAAGATAGGGACAGGCGGTGATGGAAATCCCACTTGGAGTGGTTCTGCTTGGCCTGGTGGTACAGGCAGTGGTGTTTCAGATCATGGTGAGTTAGATGGTTTGTCCGATGACGATCACCCCCAGTACCACAACGACACGCGGGGGGATGAGCGGTATGTGCAACAGTCGTACACCTCCGCAGGCGGGGGCAGGGCTACGAATGATGAGGTGGCGGCGGGGTATGAAGCCAAGACCGGCATCACCTATATTCAAGGCGCGGTTCAGCACAGCTACTCCGGTGCAAGTATCTCGTCCGGCTCGAACGAAGTCACATTCTCAGATATAACCTGTTCCGCCGCAACGCATGTAGGGAGATACGCGGTAATTCAAAACGCTGGCGGGTCAGGCGGTCAAAACCTCGTATCTGAAATCACCGGGTGCAATAGCGGTAAATTTGTTTTAACTGATAACGCAGCAGTTACTGTGTCCAGTGCTAGAGGCATTATAGCTAGAGATGATACACCAACTGTGCAGGCAGTCATAGACGCATACAGCGGTTCAGATTTCACGTATCCCGGTCTAACTATTCACTTCTCTAGCGCAGTGTTTCTTAAATCTTCCGCCGCTCAACCTGCAAGAGCAGTGCTGATTGATGGGAAAAACAACATTACAATTACCGGCCCTGGCACGATCTACTTTAACGATACCATTGCTTTCATGGTCGATGGTGGGACACGTCTTAGAGATGATAACGCGGCTAATACGAGGGTGGGTAATAGGTTTATAGGGTTGACTTTTGATGGTATGGAATCCCGCTATCTTACCGGCGCGGTTGCTCCTGTGTATTCGACAGCCATAGGATTTGGCAGCACGCGGGGGGCCTATGGATACGGCGGGACCTATGAAGAGTGGGTAGAGAATCAGAACGTTGACCAAGTAAAGTTCTTCAACATGAAGCGGGGCATTGATGCGTTTTTAGGTACGTCAATCACGCTCAATTCTACAACCGGAGTTATTACCTACACGGACGACCCAACGCATCCTTTCCACACAGACGATCCTTATGCAGGGCATTTGTATATTACCAACATTATCGCGGTCAACAGGGATGTACCTGATTCGATAGCTATCTGTTCTAACGGGCGGGACAGTCACATTCATAACGTCTACTCTTCGGGACCGCAGATAGGCGTTCTTTTAGGTGGGCCTGGTTATCTGGTCGGCGGGACTCGCGTAAGCTCGGTGCATACTTGTGAAGGGATGAGCCACGACCCTGATGCAGTAGTCGTAATTAAAGATGCTACCGCAACAGGTGGCAGTGCCAACACGCTTGTAGATAGCAATCTGACACATGCGCAGAGTGACGGCTTGCCGATCATCACTGATGAATATATTGGACAAACAATCACCATAACCGCTGGAACTGGCTCAGGGCAGTCTCGGACGGTAAGCGCTAATACTGCCACATCTTTTACAGTATCAGTTAATTGGACAACCCAACCCGACAGCACCTCAGTTTACACCGTGACCGGAACCATCTCTGACGTTGCCGCCATATTCGCCGGGCATGGCAAAGGATCACCTATTCTCTACGGCATAGTTACCTCTCACGGTGGTATGTTTTACAGCAACTATATCGACAATGCCAAGTTCGTCGGGTTTAAAACTTATAGACATGCCAACACGATAATTAACGGCAATCGTTTCGATGGGTGGCTGTGGAACAACTACATTCCCCTGGAAATAGACAGCCCCACGGAGGGCGCTACGTTCTCACGGTTTGTCGTAACAGGCAACCGCATTACGGCAGGGAATGCCTACAACACACCTACACAGCCAACAGGCGGGGCGATTCAGTTTACTAATCCTACATCTTTAGTAGGGGCAGTGAGCAGCGTTTTTTCAAACAATACCGATTCAGACAGCGACACCAATACAACCAGTTCGCTGAAAATATCGGAAGTAGATGGTGCTCCCGCTGGATATATCCATAAACTCAACGTGCCTAACGCCTCCCTCACTGATGAAGGGGATGGGGAATATACATTGAGCATTTCCGGCAGCGCCTCATTGCCAACCGGCGCAGCGGGAGACTTTTTGTACTACACCGGCAGCGAGTGGGACGATACAGACGGCAGTAAGCTGTTTTGGGATGATTCTGCCGGGAAGCTAGGTATAGGAATTACCTCCCCCGAAGGCGTGTTTCACGCCAAAGGAGCAACCAGTTCATATTTCGAACGTACTTCCAGCGGCACCAACGCAGTCGGTACGGCACTATCAGTCACCAGAAGCACAACAGCAGGGATGGTAGACGGTTTTGGCGCAGCTACTACCTTCTTTGCTAAGGACAATGCTGGCGGAACAGTAAGTTCAGTTGACGCTTCTGCGAACACTCTCACCATCTCGGGGCATGGACTCACAGATAACGTCTTTGTTACCTTTACTGGCACCGTTCCTGACGGCATTACGGCAGGCTTGAACTACTATGTTATAAACGACGAAACCAATACATTCAGCGTATCTACAACTCTAGGCGGCAGTGCTGTCGATATAACCGGAACACAAACCGGGGCAGTGGCAAGCATGGCTTCAACGCCAATAGCAAGTGTGGCGGCGGTACGCAGCGGCAACGATGCAACTGGCAGCGTGTCATTCAGGCCATATATCAATGGCACTCCTACAGAGAAGTTTTTAGTGAACAGCAGCGGGGCAACCGTCACCGGAGATTTGAGTGTCAGCGGTTCATTGACAGACGATACTACCACCAAAAGCGTGACCGAGTTATGGAATAAGCCCGCTTTCACCGCAATCTCCAGCTACGGTGACGGTGAGAATATGTCAGTTGATGATTATGGCAAGGTAGTTGTTTATACGGCAGGGACAGCGCATACCGTTCCGCAATTGATAGGCACCGGCTCAACATATATAAGTTCTCCAAAACGCACTTTACTTGTCAACAATACAGCGTCAGATATTACGATAGATAGTGCCTCAGTGGGCGATTACTTTAACATTAACGGAACCAATAGCACATCGGCATGGACTTTAGGAGCAAGAAAAAGTGCAGCCCTCGTTCCTATTAGTTCCACAAGCGGTATCTGGCAGGTCGAGCATATTTTGTCTGGCTCAAGTCAATGGACGACCACCGGCAGTGATATTTACTTTGCCAACAAAGTGGGAGTGGGTAGCACTGATGCACCGGCTAAAATATTCCACGTAAAAAGCAGCGACAATTCACGGCTTGAGCGCACTTCTACCGCCACCAATAATTCAGGGTCAGCAAGCGAATCTGTGAGAACTACCAGCAACGATATGGCCGATGGGTTTGGTGTGTGTCACTTGCTGAGTATTCAAGATTCGGCTGCTGTGGTCAATGGCGTTGCTCAGATATGCGCGGTAAGGGCTGGTGGAGATACAACGGCAGATTTTACGGTGACTACGGCAAACGGTGGAGCCCCTGCTGAAAAGTTTAGGGTTACTGCTGCCGGAATTGGTTCTTTTCAGGGCGGCGGCTCAGCCAATAAGGCAATTTGCTGGAAGTCTGACGGGAAAACATTGGGCTACTGTTCTTCTGCCGTCGATTCTGGCGGGGGATGTACCTGTAACTAATGTACCAACCCCACGAACATTGCCTTCTTCGCGAACGCAAGGTGAACGCACAGCACCTTCTCACAAATGCCCAATACGAACAAGGAAATTAAATGCCTGGAATTAAAATTATACCTACAGTAAATTCTGTAAGTCCCTCTGCTGAACAAATTGCTGCGGATACAGTAGATGGATTTCATGCTTCTCAAACAGCCGGCGCAAATGAGATTCCAGTTAAGGATTCTAGTGACAATCTTACGATTGCCAGTGGGGATTTAAAACTTACTGCTGGACATATCCAGTTAGAGGGGAATACTAAGTACATTAAGTTCACACCTACTTCTGGTTATACTGGTATAGGTTCTGTCGGGGTTTCTCGTTTAGATTTGTATGCTGGTCCTGCAAACGAAGTTCGATTGAGTATTACCCAAACTGGTAACGTCCTCATCGAAACTACTACAGATGCAGGAACAGGTAAGTTACAAGTGAATGGGGATATAAGTACAACTTTAGGTTACAAAGTAAATGGGACACAAGTTCTGTATGCACGTGTAATTGATGCTAGAATAGATGATACTATTAATACTTCCGCGTGGGACGCCACTACAGCAGGTGTATTAGATGCTATTAGGGATGCTCTTGTTACACATGGGATAGTAGCAGCATCTTAGAGGAGATTCAATGTCAGATTATAAAGAGAATAGTATTACTGGAAAGAAGTGGCAACGCGCAGTTCGTGTTGTGATAGAGAATCCCTACCAAGCCCTACCGTCTATTCTGTTTGTAGAGGAAGAGGTTGTAGAGGCAGAAGATAAATTATTCAAGCAACCTTGCGCTAATCTAAGTACTGCCTTTGATTTGAATAACTCACTACACGTAGAGATATATACAAAGCTAAATGAATTGTATACTCTACTGAGAGAAGCTAGGGATGCTGGATAAGAAACAACTAGAGATAGCTACCAAGCAGATTCGCCATTGGCAAACACATCCGTTGGATTGGGTTAAGGATATATTTGCTAACAATATATTGGATAAGAGCCGTTGTAAGACTACAGAGACAGGCTTATCTACTCAGCAGGAAAAGGCGCTTATCGAATGGGGCAACTTAATTTCAGCGAAGTTGAAAGCAGCCGATGGTTTGAAACTTACCGAGGCGGAACAGAAGTTATCAAAGAAGATTGGGATGTCTATTATGTCTGGAACCGGAACGGGGAAGGACTTTACTGCCTCCCTATTGATCTTCCACTTCCTGATGTGCTTCGATACTCCTAAACTTCTCTGTACAGCTAACACACAGAAACAGTTAAAGGACGTTCTCTGGTCAGAATGTTCTAAGATAATGCGTTTGAGTAGGAAGCTAGACCCAACCAACCCACTTAGCTTGACAGAACTACAGAATCTATTTGAATGGCAGAGTGAGTTGATCTTTGCTAAGCCCTTCAAGGGACAGCAGTGGTTTGCTCGTGCTTGCACTATCAACGCAAAAGCAAGTCCTGAAGAACAAGGGGAGACACTTGCAGGACGACATGAAGACCACCAGCTATTTGTGTTGGACGAGGCAAGCTCTATACCAGAGGCGGTCTGGAAACCTGTTGAAGGAACCCTCACTGGTAGGCTCAATCTTGTTCTGCTAATCTTCAACCCAACCCGTTCGACTGGATTTGCCGTCAGAAGTCACTACGAAGAAAAAGATAAGTGGGTAAGTTTTCGTTGGAACTCAGAAGAGTCAGAATTAATTGAACCTACTCATATTGAAAACCTTGCGAAGTATGGCAAAGACTCTAATACCTATCGCATTAGGGTTCTTGGTTTACCACCGCTTACAGATGAATCAACTCTTATCCCTTCTGATTGGATAGAAGATGCGGTTAATAGAGAATTTGAAGAAGATAATTCAGACCCAATAATTGCTGGTATAGACGTAGGGGGTGGTGGAGATAAGTCTGTTGTCTGTATTCGTAAGGGTGGAACAATAGTTGATATTGTTTATAACAACTGCAAGGATACAATGCAGGTAGCAGATTGGGTAGGTGAACAACTTGATAAGTTCGACGCTGCTGTTGGTTACGTGGATATTATTGGCATCGGTCGTGGTGTTTACGATAGACTTCGTAGGATGGGTTATAATGTTCGTGCTGCGGATAGTAGAGGAAAAGCCAAGGACTCTGATAGGTATTATAACACTAGGTCGGAGATGTATTGGAGACTACGTGAGCAGTTTGAACAAAGAGTAATCTCCATACCTGAAGACAGAGAACTAATCAATCAGCTTAATGCAATAGGCTACGACCCTGAGAACAAGAATAAGATTGTAAAGAAGTCTGAGATAAAGAAACTGGTTGGACATTCTCCTGATGAAGCAGATGCTCTTGCTATGTCTTATCTTGCTAATGACTCTCTATTTAGAAAACAACGAAGGAAGGATGCTAGTCGTATTGATTTCTCTAGTGTCTTCTTGAGGTGAGGATAGAATGAGCTTGAAGAAAGCAAATGATTTTGAGTCACAGTTTTATTCTTGGTTTGATTCTGGACTAAAGGATATATTAAATGATAATCGCAGACGGTATAGGATGGAACTTGCTGATAAAGACGAGCGTACTCTCCGAGGTCTTTCGGCACTTCCATCTACTAAATCCACCTCAGTTGTTGATATTGCAGTTGAACGTGCTTTACTAGATTATCACGGCGACCCTGAAGCCCTATCATATACTGCGAAGTCTGCTGATGACCCAATGCAGGAGCAGTTTGCTCAGTGGCTCACTAAGGTATTTCACTACAGAGCGGAGCATACATTCCCCTTCTTCACATGGCACAACTCCTCTCTTACTTCTGCTTTCACAGATGGTATGGAAGCTGCGCTAGTTACTTGGAAGAAGGAAGCGTACGATAACAAGGAGACTGTCTATGTTGATCTTCTGAGTGGACAGCAGATAGATGAAGTAGCCTACAAAGAGGGAGTTGCTACAGATGATCTGCGATTCTACAAACAAGATGTTATCAATGAAGTTATAGTAAATGATACGTGGTGGATAGATCAGCTTAAACCCGGAGAGCAGCTACTGTGGGATTTCAAAATCCCTTACATGGATATTAACTTAGGGCAGGTTGCTCTGGTTAAGATTCCCAAGACAGTAGATCAGATAATGAAACTGTCTGATGCTGGATTCTTTAAGAAGATTAAGCGAGAAGAAGTAGAGAAGTACACTAGCTCTGGCCCCACTACTAGAAATTACATGGATGTTTCTACTACAGTAACTAATCCTGATACTGTAGATATGGATGAATACAACCGAGTAGAACTCTGGTACTTCTTTGAGAAGAAAGATTGTCAGTGGTATGTTACTTTCAGTATAGAAGGTAAGCTAGAACTCTCCAAGCAGATTAAAGTAAACGATGTGTTCTTTGGCGGCCGTCCCGTTAATAGATTGCCTATAGTTCTTGGTTGTACTAAGTTGAAACTGTGGGAAACGATTGGGCGAGGGCTTCCTGAGACTATCGCCTCTATTGAAGATGAATGGATAGATCATAGGAATAACCTCAACGATGCTGCGAAACTTGCCGTGCAAGGTAAGTGGAGGATAGAACCAGACAGTGACGTATATATTGATGATATTCTCAATGCTCGTGCTTTTCACGCTCGTCAAGGAGAGGTCGAAGCAATAACGCAGAACTTCGGTCTGCTGGAAAACCTTAGAGCAACTGATCCGCTCACTGCTGATATGAATGAGCTTATCCCTGTAGGTATGGGTAGCCGTTCTGTAGTACCGAAGGGAACAGATAAGACTCTTGGAGCAACACAGCTTGCTCTGCAAAGTTCACAGGACAAACTCTCTGTTCAGTTGATGGTACGTAATCAAACATTCATGAAGCCTCTTATGTGGCTTATCGCACAGCTTGAGTTTGCCTATGAGTCTGATGAAAACATACTGAGGATTGCTGGTAAGCAGGCTGGAATGAATCCTCCTGAGACTTTAGTAGATGGTAAGCTCGGTGTAGATATATCAGTATTTGACTTTGATGTAAACGTGCAGGTTAACGCGGGACTCGGTTCTGCTCCCCGTACGCAGAAAGTTAATAACCTGATGCAGATTGTTCAGACAGGTAGGATGCTAAACATTCCTCTGGACAATGTAATGATCTTCAATCAGCTACTTACGGTTGCTGGTTACATGCCTGACCAGTTTATAAACAAACAGCCTCCTGCTCCTGTTCCACCGCAAGTGGAATATAAACTTGATCTAAAGACTACGTGGGCAGAGGTAGTACAGTTTGCGCCTGAACTCTTACAAGACCTAGTTAAGAAGTACCAAGAAGGGCAGGTGGAAGTAAAGACTACAGTAGATGATGCGATGTTGAATGAGCAGATACATAATGGACAACAGGCTCTACAGACAGCAGAGAATCCAATACAAGATATGACTCAGGGCGCAGCAGCAATGGGTATGTCCCAAGGAGGGCAACAGTGAAGAGGTATATAATTGGTGGACTTGTAGCAGTAGGGCTTGTAGTAGCAATGGGGTCTGGATACCAGCCTAGAGATACTAATGGTGGTGTCGTTTCAGACTTCACTCCAAGAAAATATATTCACTATAGTTCTACTAAGGTAGACTATACGTACAACGTAAGTAACGTAGCAAAGTTTAAGGTGAAACCCACAGCGGCTACTAATATGTATCTAGGTTCTGCTACAGGTGTTCCTAAAGTACTTGCTGCTAATACAGAGTATGGCCCTGTCGGTGTGGGTGTTGACGCTATTGTATTTGATATAGCTAGCTCTGCTACTAAAACAAAAATCTGGATAGAGGAGCAATAATGTCTCCCGAAGACAAGAAGAAAACTTTGAGGGATTGGGTAAAACATCCAGGGACTAGGCTTATAGCGGAGGAACTGAGACAGATAGCTAAGGCTACAATAAGGGAGCAGTTGAAGTATGACCCTTACCTTGAGCCAGAAAGGATAATGAAAGCCAAACAACTTAGATTTATTCTAAAGAAAACATTACCTGATATGATTGAGAAGATAATGAACTATCAAGAACCTGTAACCAAACCTAAGTGGTCTATACTTAATCTGTTTAAAAGGTAGCACATTTCGGATACGGCAACGTCAGCCGCTAGGAGAATAGAATGTCAGTCGAAGAACTTGAAGTCGCAACCGTTAGCGAGGAAGTTCCTGTTGCGGAACAGGAAGAGGTTAATGAGGAAACTGAAGTTACGGAAGAAGAGGTAGTCGAAGAAGAATCTTCTGAAGAGGAATTAGTCGAAGAGGATGAACATAAGAAGACTGCCAACGAACGTATCAGAGAACTCATTGACCGTTCTAAGAAAGCAGAAGAAGAACTTAATGATCTGAAACAGAAGTTTGAAGCGGAGCAGAAACAGAAGGAGCTGGCACAGAAACCCTACTATGATCTGGACATGGAACGTATTGAAGCTGATATAGCTTCCATGTATGACCAAGTAGAGGAGCTTAGGCTGGAAGGTAAGGCCCTTGCTGCTGCGGAAGTTCAACGCAAGATCGTTAAGCTGTTGGATGCTGTAGACAAGAATGAAGAAATTAAGAAGAAGTGGGCTGCTGAACAGGAGCTTCGCAATTCAGAAGAAACGAAGTCCCAAGGTAGACTGAAAGAAATAGAAGATGCCGCTAACTTCTATCAGAAGCAACTTAGTATTCCAGATGATGTGTGGAAAGCTGGTGGTGAATGGCTTAGATCAGAACTGGATAAGAACCCTGTACTTGGTAAGAAGTTTGTAGAGCTTATTGATAGGCAGGGAGCTGTTGCTGGTGTAGAATGGGCGCATCAATATATCATTCAGAACATGGGTAAAGAAGCAAAGGAGAATAAGGAAAAGAAGGATGCCGCTAAGAAGCAGAACATAGGTGGTACAACTGCTACAGCTTCTTCTGGTAATGTTCCTAAATCCTTTGATGAACTGATGAATTTGAAAAGCACTGAGATAGTTGCTCTTGAGAAGTCCAACCCTAAACTGTTTAATAAGTTGATTAACGACAAAATGAATAGGAGATAAAAATGGCTGTCACGAAAATTGCTGATATTATCAAACCAGAAGTACTTGGTAAAATGGTTCCTGCGCTTCTCACTGAGCACATGGATTTTCTGTCCACTGGACTCGCATCATCTGATTATGATAATGTGAAGATCAATGAAGGTGGTGTATTTATTAATGTTCCTTACTATCAGGAACTGAGCGGGGATGATGAGGTTATCTCTGACTCTACTAGCTTGACCCCTGGTAAGATCGCCACTGGCAAAGACATTGGCGTTGTGTGCCACCGTGGTAAAGCATGGGGTTCGCGTGAACTTGCTAAGATTCTTTCTGGTGACGACCCGATGAAAGAGTTTGCTCGTCAGCTTGCTAAGTACTGGTCGTACCGTATGCAACAGGCTTGTCTGTCTGTTCTCAACGGTGTGTTCGAACCTACTAACGGTGTTCTCGCTGGTGCTGGTGCTGCTACTAACACCCACTTCTCAAACGTAGCGCAAGGTTCTGGTACGGCAGTTACGATTGCTGATTCTAATGCTATCGACGCTATGCTCAAGTTGGGCGACCAGATGGGGCAGTTTGATGTTATGATTTGTCACTCGAAAGTGTGGGCTGACATTGTTAAAGCGAAACTGGCTACCAATACTCAGTTGTTTACCAATGAGAATAAGAGCCTTAAAGATGTTCCGACCTATATGGGCATGCGTGTTATCATCACTGATGATGTTCCTGCCTCTACCAACGGTTCCACGACTGCTTCCTATATTGCACAGGATACCAGCAAGAACCGCTACGTAACTTACTTCGCTAAGAAAGACTGTATGTATCTTGGTATGCAGCAGTCCCTCATGACCGAAACTGATCGTGATATTCTGGCGCAGGAAGATGTGATCGCCTCTACTGTCCACTTCGTTCCTCACCTCAAACTGTGCAAGTGGAAAGTAACGACTGAGAACCCGACCAATGCTGTTCTTGCAACTGCTGGTTCTTGGGAGAAGATTGCCACTAGCGATAAGTTCATCCCGATTGTTGGTCTGGTAACTAACTGACAGAAGGGGAGCTAGTCTCCCCTACCGTCCTGTAAAATCATAAATCAAATAGGAGAAATAATAAATGGCAACTCTCACGTCTTCAATTGTTAAATCGGCTTCCCTTGCTGTGGGGAATCCAATCCATATCTATGAGGGGGATGTTGACCTTGTAGAAGTAGCTGCTAATGGTACAGCTATGGCAGAGCAGGATATTGCTGTTGCTGGTCTTGGGGCTAGTGATATTGTTCTTTCTGTTACTGTGAAAGAAGCTGCTTTTAAACTTGCTATAGCAAACTACTATGTTAAAGCGGCGGGTGTGTTGGCGGTTGTTCTTGCCAACCCTGATGATGCAGCTGTTGACCCTGCTGCTACTGTGACGTTCCGTATTGTCGCTGCGGCTATTGGGTAAGGAGTAACTAATGGGTCTTGCTGGATTTGAACGAGCAAGACGTAGGTTGGAACAGGCGGAGGCTTCGGCCTCCCCTGCACCAAAATCAGCCTATGTCAAACGTCCTGAAGAACGTAAACCGTGGTGCGCTTTCTGTGATAGAACTTTTCAGAATGCCAGAGCATATGATATTCATATGAAAGGGAAACATCCGAAATGAGTTATGTGACAACCAAAGGAATATTAGATGATGTTCAAACTCTAATATCAGATAATTCCGCCGCGCTACGTGCTAGGATGTTGACTTGGTTGAATAACATTTTTCAACGTACTGCAATAGCCTTCCCTTGGAATTGTCTGTTGAAGACTGCCTCCATCTCTGTTACCACTAATGCTATTACGCTTCCTGCTGATTTCAGAGAAGTGGATAGTATTGTAGTTGGAACTATTACACTTACTACAGATGATGAAGTGGTGGATAAAGATGGTTATCTCTGGTCTGGTGGGGGAACTACTCCTATAGGATATACTATAGTGGGAAGCACTCTTACCTTCGTACCTGGAACTGCTGCTTCTACTGTTAGCCTTAGGTATATACAGGAAGTACCGGCTTATGCTGATGGAACTAGCGCAACACTCTTTACTCAAAAGTTTAGTCCGTTGTTTCAGCGTGGTCTGCTTGATATTTATTATGAGTATGATGCTGACGAAAGAGTTGCTGGTAAGGTAGACATTCCTCTGAATACTGATCTAGTTAAAAACCTTCTTGTAAGTGAAGTGCGGAATAAAGATTTGCTAAGGAAGCACAGACGTTACATCGACGCTATAGGAGCAAGTGCTAATGGCGCTGCAAGTTAATGATATACTAAACCAAGTTCAAACTTTGCTTGATGATGTTACTCATTCAGACAGGCAGCGTCTTCTTGTATGGATGAATCAGGTAATGAAGTCTATTGCAGATATGCGCGATTGGGACTTCCTGATAAAATATGAGGAGCTTACTATTACAGATGGTGAGCTAACTCTTCCAGCAGATTATAAAGAGTTTATCAATCTCTCTGTTGGTGATACGTTCTTCTATGATCGCACGTCTGTCCTTACAGACATTGAGGCGTGGCATCAGTTTGGAGTAGAGACAGACGTAGGGATAGACCTTACTACTTCTTCTGGGACAGCTACGTTAAAGTACAAAGCTGCTCTGCCGACATATGCTCAAGGAGATACTACACTATTTCCAAATGAGTTTATCAATGCTCTGGTGGATGGTGTTCTCTATCGATACTATCAATCTACTCCAACCATCAAGGATAGTGGTGGTGTAGATATTAGTCAGACTACTTTGTATAAGCAACTGTATGATGATGATATTAAAGCATTGAAAAAGAATTACAACAGGAACCAACCAATTCCTAAGTACTCTTCTCATGGGTATGTGCGTCGAAGACAATGAGATATTTACTCTTGCTTCTAATCCTGTTAGCAGGTTGTGGGCAGAAGGATACTAACGATATGTGGCAAGTGTTTAGACAAAGAGATTTTACTGGTGGTGAGAATCTTTCTGAACTGCCAGAGAAGATTAAGAACAATCAGCTTATCAGGTTAGAGAACTGCCTTATCTCCCCTGAAGGATATATTAAGGAGTTCTTTCAAACAGATACAGATGTTGTTGTGGATAGTACTGGTGTTGCTCCTAATGGCGGTCTAGTTTTAAATAAGACAGACATATATGGAACCTATGATGTATATACTCCTTATGGGGGAGATAATGCACTAGGCCCAATCTATACTGGAAATTATAGCCCAATTACTAATACAACAATTAATGCTGTGGATTTTACTTCTCACGCTGTAACCCCCGCAGGAGTGCAGCCCTGGTATCATATTCAGCATGCTATTAGATTTCTTGATAAAATCTACACACCTAATCAAGGTGGTTTGGGTATAATTAATCTTACTGATTTTGCTGTAATTAATAATGGCGCTATTGGTCTAGGTAGTGGTAATCCAAGAAAATTAAGAGAATATGCAAACCGTCTTTGGTTAGTTGTAAATAATGGCCCACTTTATTTCTCTAATAATGGTGATGCTTCTACTTGGGATGCTCTCAATTTAATCTATCTACCTAATCGGGATAGAATAATTGATTTTATTCCAGTGCAAGGTGGTGCTATTGTTCTAGGTCTTACCTCTGTCTACGCAATGTATGGCACAGACTATACGGATATTACTTTTATAAAGATAGCTGATAATTTGCAACTAGGTCAAGATAGTTCGGTTGCGGTAGGCAACACTGTCTTTGTTTATGGCATGACTGCTATTTATCAGATCACGTTGAACAGTATACAAGAAGTTCAGCATGACCAGTATTCTTATTTCGTAGGTAAGATGAATTATAATCTTACAAATATGACCTCTCGAATTAGGGGGGCATATCTACCCAAGCGCAATCTTATACTTTTCTACTACCCCAAAGCATATACTTATCAAGGTTTGTGGTTGGATTTAAAACACCAAGCTATGGGTAAAATGGATTTTCATGCAGACGAAGTTTGTCCTATAGATAGTCAGTATGCGGATATGATCTTCCGTACAGAGACTACTAAAATACACCGTAACCGCTCAGTAACTACAGATAGAACTACAGCACTTGCCTCTGTGATACAGACTAAGCACGAAGACTTTGGTTCCACTAAGGATAAACTATTCAGAGAGTTTGTAATCAATAACCACACGGTTCTTGGTTCCGGTGTGACTATAAAGTATTATCTGGATGGGAATGCTTTTGGAACTACTATCTTGAATAACTCCTCCCTCGCAGCAGGAGAAACTTCTTTCTTTTTAGATAATGCTAGAGGAAAGACAATCAGTTTTGAGATTACAATAACTACAACTAAACCTTTCACAATCAAGGAACTTAAAGTAAGACTTAGAGAGGTTGGACAAATTGAGTAGGAAACTAGGTATATTTCCAGACTTACTGCTTGATCGGCAGGTTAGAGAGTTAGTAGATGCTGATGCGCACCCACAGGGAGTAAAATTCAAAATTACTCCCGAAGGGGGATATGCTATTCGTATGATTAATAGTACAGGTGGTGTCTCTGTCAAAGGAACTGTCGTCACTATTGGAACTACTGTTCAAGACTCAGTTCAGAAGATTGTAGTAGATGTCCCTAACCCTATTGGTATTATTTATGAAGATAACGTTGCTGATGGTTTAGAAGTATGGGTTATAATCTCAGGTATTGCTGATGTTTACTTCGTAGGGAATACTACAAGAGGGCATATAGCTAGAGGTTTCCTAACAGCAGATGGTGCTTCTTATGTAACAGGGCAAGCTCTCTCAGAGGCTTATCCTATTGCTCCCTTTGCTTCTGATAAACATTTCTACGAGATAGGCCATGTGCTTGAATCTCGTACAGGCGCAGGACTTGCTAAATGTATCCTTCATTTCAATTAGCCAATGAGCTGTTAGATGAAATCTCTACATTCCTTCAAGACTGTGGGGGTGTATATGAAACTATCACAGGGGATTGCCAGAGAAATATTCTTTTAGCTATAGTAGCTAATCAGTATATTATTTCAAGAGATGAAGCCGGGAAGATTAATCACTTCCTCTGTTACGCTAAGATAATGCCAGAAGATATTGAGTTACTAAAAGAAGGAATAGAACCGCAGCATCTATTTGATGGTACTGTTATATGGGTTGTTGAGCATGGTAATAAATCTGGTCGTAAAGGTCTGATGGATTTTATCAAAGAGATAAGACGCAGGGCCGTAGGCTGTCAAGGAGTTCTATGGTATCACAAGGGGCAAGACCTTGTGTATTATCCAAACCAGAAAGGTTCTTGTGAATAATACTTTTGCTATATGCAGTACCTGTTATAAGAAAATACCCGCAGGAATCTCACAAGATTCTACTGGCGTATATCTACATAAGCATTGCTGTTCTGAAGAGAAGGTGCTTATTGAACGTAGCGCGGATTTCTATAATTGGGTAAGTGGTTTGTCTTATAACAACATTATGGGAAAATACCTTAGTATCCCTATTACTACAAGATGCAACACTACCTGCAAAGCATGTTACAATAAAGACTTAGGTACAGAGCTTAGTGTTGAAGAGATAAGAGGACTAGCTTTCTCTGCCCCAACAAGCATTAACAGATATATCTTTACAGGCGGGGAACCTACCTACCACTCCAAGTTCTTGGATGCTCTGGCGGCAGTTCCGAATACAGGACTAATAACTAACGGTCTTCTGTTTCAAGATAGTGAGTTTCTAAAGGAAACTCTTAAACATACTTCAATAGATATTCCTGGTGTTCTACCGTGGATGTTCTCGTTGAATACAAAAGATACACCTGATTATGAAAACAAACTTAAAGCCTTAGATAACATCAAAGCTCTTGGCTTTAAGGTTTCAATAATAGTAGCTACGGTCTTTAGCTTGGATGAGATACCTACTGTTATAAACGAGTTTAAGAAGCTAAAGGATGTGGGACATACATTTAAGATAAGAGCAGCATTTAATATTGGTGAGTATAATCAAGCGGATAGAATATTTCTATCTGATTTAGTACAGACTGCTCTATGTTCTGTTGAATCTGGTGAGTTTATTCCCGGCCTTAACAATCACCAGTACTTACTTAACTTCAACCTAGATGGTCTGCATACTATCCTTGTAGTTTGTCCCGATAAGACGACAATAGATTTACTTAACATAGGCCCCTGTGGACCTTATCAATATACCAAGTTGGGCTATATAGATAATCTCATGGCAGCTCTTATTGCTGACGAGGGACTACTTAAAGGTTGGGTTGGTGGGAATAAACTGGAAGGAGTATAGTTATGGGTGGTGGTAGCAATAGTCAATCAAGTTCAAGCAGACCTTTGACCGGTCCGGAAAGAGCTAATGTCTATAATTGGGGATTAGACTCTATTGTAGGACAACATGGGTTACCATATAAGGGGAGGGAAGAATATCAACCTTATATTAGATACGATGCTGTAAAACCACAGACTCTTACTGATGGTGATTATGATAAGCTGCAAAGTGATATGCTTTCTGGTTATGTCTCTGGTATAGATAGAGCTAAAGCTGTAGATAGCGAGAGACTTGATGCTGATCTAGCTAAACGTGGTATTTGGTCTAGTGGGCTTGCTGTCCGTGCTCAGAACGATCTTACTGAGAGATATGCACCACAGTATACGGCTGCTGGTGGGCAAGCTACACAAGCTCGGTATGGTCTACAATCACAAGAGCTTGGTAATGTGAATATGATGAATGCTTCGGAAGCAGATAAAGTATACCAATCTAAGTGGCGACCTGCGGAATATCTTTCTGGATTGTGGAATGGAACTGGTGGTGCTGTCAGTTCTGGTTCAGGTTCTGGTTGGAACTTCTCAATCTAAGGAGATATAAATATGTGGGGAGCAATACTTAGTTGGTTAAAGGGTGCTTTGAGCAGTGCTGGTAGTGGTATTGCCGGAGCAGCCAAAGAGATAGGGGCTGGTAGTGGTGTATCTGGAATAGTGGATGGTATAAAAGGACTCAGTAGCAATGGTATGAATCTTGGTGATATGAAAATACTAGGTCAAGGTTTAGATCAAGCCAATATGCTAAATCAACAACAGTTGTCAAAGAACCAAGTAGGGCCGTTGCCTAACTATTCACAACCACAACAGAATCCTTACGCCAGTGTATATATGCAGTACCGGAGGTAAATAATGTCCTTCTCTGATGTAATTAATCTTATTGAATATGTTCGTGGTCGTAATGACGCAAATAAACTATCTACAGTACAGAGAGATATAGGCTATGCGCGTACTCCTGATGATATTGAGACTATACGTTCACAACTTCCTGAGTATCAGATAAACAATCCCAACATCGCAGATAAGGCAAATACTGATTTAGATCAGTGGCTTACCAGATATACTAATACAAATAAACTTGTGGCTGAGCAGGCTAATGAAAAGGTCGCACAAGATGCCTTCACTAATACAGCTAATCTTTTTGGTAAGTGGCGTAAAGAGAATCCATATGAAGGGCAGAGTCAATTCTTCGATCAATACGCTTCCGCTGTAGAGGGGCCACCTGCCATTGACCCTCGCGCTTTGATGTTAGATCAGTATAAGAAGGGTTTTGATTTGTTAGCAGGAGGCATGTCTGAGGGAGAAGATAGAGCAATCAAAGCAAGAGAGCGTGTTGAAGAAAATAGGAATGGTACTCAGTTTAATACTGATATAGCAGAGATAAATAATCAATCTACTCTCTGGCCTTATAAAACTTTCAGTGATCTTGAAACAGATGTATATGACTCTGCTGCTCGGGCCAGGATTAAACCGGAAGAGGCTCGTCAGTATCTGGATAGTCAGCGGCAACTGTGGGATAAGAGAACATACCTTGAGCCATACACTATTAAGCAAGGCGAATCTACTGAACGAGGCTATAGAGAGAAGAATCCTTTTGGTTATACTGGTAAGACTCTTGGCTCTGTAAGTAGCAATGCAGCTAATGATGCTGCTGCTAGGGCTAATGCAACTAAGGCTGCTAAAGAGAAAACTACTCCCGATTATCGTACAGCAACTTTCCCTGATGGGGAGATTAAACAGTATAACATTAATAATCCCAATGAGTTAGCTATCGCGGAAGCTCTTAGACTAGACAATAAAGCTATTATTACTAAATCAGATACTCCTGATTCTACTACAACTACTGTTGTGGATAAAGAAGGTAATGAAACGAAGATCAATAAGAAGATTAAACGTCCCATCAAAGGTGGTAAGTATACCTTGCCTAATACTCCACAAGTTAGGGAGGCTAGGAAGCAAGGCTATTCAGATAAAGAAATATTTGACTTCCTAAATAAAGGTAATTAACGATGGCTGAAAAACCGTCACTTGATGAAATCTTTGCAACACGTTCTACTCTGGATGAAATCTTTGCGCCCCCTAAACCCCCTTCTACTTGGGATAAGGTAAAGAAGGGGGCTAAGGCTGTTCTCCAAGAAGCAGGGGATGCTGCTGAGGGACTGCGTGCTACTGCTGGCATGATTGCTACACTTCCTATTGACATAGGAAACTATGGTGGTGCGTTAGTTGATTCGCTTGTTCAGGAAGACTTTAGTAAAGAGAACATAGATAGGAACGTAGATAGAAGAAATCAATCAGTACAAAAACTAAAGAGCTTCTTGAATCCTGAACCAGTATCTGAGCGTGGTAAAGCTATTCAGCAAACTGCTGGTAATGCTCTTGCTGCCCCCGGAATACTTACCAATAAGGCCGTTACTGCTGTTGGTAATGAAGTTATTAATACAGAGGACTATCCTAATATAGTTCCTAATCTTGCCGGTGCTGCTAGTGTTCTTGCTGACATAGTAGTGCCTCTTGATATAGTAGCTGGTGTAAAAGCAGCTAGACCCAAACCTATTATAGAACGTCCTCTTGGTATTGGTGAGAATACTACTCCTTCTAACTTTCAGCTTAGGGAAGAAGGTAGTCTTGTAACTCCTCCTAAACCTTCTAGGTATAACCAAGAGCCTGTTCTAAATGATATGCCTCAACAGCCTCTTATGCTCCCTGAGCCAACTCGGATAACTAAACGGCGAGGTGACGTAGAGGCCGCTATTGCTGCGGATAATGCTTCTCTAGCAAACGAGATTGCTGCTGGCCGTAATAGACCTGAACGTGTAGCTGAAAACTACGGGTTGCGTCAAGAGTATTCACAAGAACCGCAACTAAATGACAGACCAACTCAGTATGTAGTAGAACCACGTTTAAATGATTATCCAAAACCACAACTTCCACCCACTAACAGGGAGCTGGCAAGACAGGCAGCAGAGCCTCTTACTGCCTTATATGACACTGCTGTTCAGATTAAGAATGAAGGTCGTCCTTATGAAGATTTTAGGAATGCTCTGCTAGAGAGTGGTGTTCCTGTAAATGATCTTGTAGGTATGTTTAATAAAGCCGGTTTCAAAGGAGCACAGGATTTCTTTGAAGCTGCTCCTACGAAGAATGTTAAGGGTGGATATCAACCTCTTGTAGATCGTATTGCTTTTGATCATGATAATCTCTCTGGCCCTACAGTAATTACTGCTAGAGATTCTATGCTTACTCCTCCGACTTCTAAGCCTGTAGTTAAAGGTACTGTTGAAGAAGTTAAGTCTATGGTCAAAGGTAAAGAACTTTCTGCTAAGAAGCATGAAGTATTCTATCCTGAAGGGACACAGAACCCTGATGCCCCTGCCTACATTATTCGTAAAGAAGGAACTAAGAAAACTCCTACTAGCCAAATAAAAGCTGAGCTAGTAAATCCAGAAACAGAATCTCGTTGGCTTGGGTATCCCGACAGATCAAACGTCGATCCGTCTAGTAGAGCAACAGCAGCTGTGACGAAGCAAGGAGAAGTTGTTACTGAACCTGCTCGTATTATAGAAGAATCTGCAAATAAGAATCTTCAATGGTCGGCAGAGGGAGCGCCTGAAGAAGTAGTCGCTAAGGCTAACGAGATTGCTAAAGTAGAAGAACCTATAGTTACCCCTTCACAAGAAATAAAGTCCAGCCCTACGGGCAATATGGAAGCCGTAGAGGTATCTTCTGCGATGGGAGATAAACCAGCGGCACCTATCCCTGAAGATATAAAAGACCTTCATGCAGGACTTCATCCTAAAGAAATAGTTAAGGGTGTAGATAAGACTGTTGATACTATCAAGAAGTTATGGGAAGGTAAAACTACTTTCTCCATGAAGAACTTTGCTAGGGGATTCTCAGAAGTACAATTCCTTGCCGAGAAAGTTCCTAGTGTCGCTGATCTATATGAGTTTAATAAAACTAGGAGACACAATAGAAAAGCAATAGAGACAGACTTGTATAGGGATAATCCCACTACTGGATATAAAGGTGTAGAGTCTCTTGGTTATCTCAAGAAGCAAATGAGTAAGAACGAACTACGTGATCTAGATAGTCTTATTGAATCTAGTGATGCTTTCCAAGTATTTATGGATAGAGATACTCTCAGAACAGACAACCACTTTATAGGTAGACCTGTATCTGAAAAGGTTATTGACGCATATCATTTGTATAAAGAGATTCAGAACGCTACAACTGTTGCTGAATTTAATTGGCGTAGAAGTCTTGCGATAGAACCTTATCGTGAGCATCCTTGGTTTCCTGAAATAGAGAGGATAGCTAAAGGTGAAATCGAACTGGAAGATTTACCTAACTATCTGGATGATACCGGGCTTGCTTATAATGCTGAGTTTATGTCTGTTCTTAATAAAATTCAAGAACGGTTAGGTGAAATCAACGAGACAGAAAGACAGTACTTGGAGAAGCCTTACCATGCTAGCCGTGTTCGTGACCAAGGTGATTGGGAAGTCAGAGTCTATCCAGTAATAGACGGTGTAGTATCTCCTCAAGAAATCTTTATGAAGATGGCGAAGACAGAGGACCAAGCCAAAGCCCTTGAGAAGGACCTACTAGCTAATCCTGAGAAACACTTTAAGTACAACCTAGCTAATGCGAAAAGAAGTAATGTTCTAGACGGTTGGGGCAAACCTAAAGAAGTTACTTTTATAGCTAAGAGCAAAGAAACCACTGCTACCCCTGAAAGTATATATCTTTACTCCGGTACTGAAAGTGCCAAGTCAGCTCTCCTTAGAGATATGTTAGCTAATGCTAAAGAAGCTGGAAAAATATCTACAGACCATTATGATAAATTAGTAGATAGTTTGTTTACTTCTTTGGATGAACAGATATGGTCTAGGGGATACAACAGAACTAAGATACAAAGAGAATCACATCTTATAGAAGGATATAAGAATACTGATTATATTCAGCAGTTGCAAGATCGTATCAGTAATATGGCTGGCTCCGTAACTAAAGCCAAGTATGCTATGGATTCTCTGCGCTTGATGAAGGACGCTTCTACTTTAGATAAGGTTCTGCTTGATGACCTTATCAGGAACTCTCTTGAGAATAGAAACAGCCAGTTGAATAAGTGGGGAGCTACAGCAAGAACAGCACAAGCTATTATTCATCTAGCTGGTAAACCTTCCGCTGTCTTAGTGAATGGTTTTACTAACGTAGTATCCGGCGCGGGTGAGATGAACATGCGCCTACGTAATATGGGACTATCGGCTAAGGCGGATATAGCTGTTCCAAAAGCACAAGCTGATCTTTCTATCAGTAGCGCTAAGTATGGTTTGGAGTATATTAAATCCAGAGTAACAGGAGCAGAGAAACCTAAGAAACACACTAGCAACTTGTTGTCTGGTGAGGAGCAAAGATTCCTGGCTGATACTGAAAGGCTTGGTGTTGATGAGCCGCAGTTGATTAGGGAGCAGTTTGGATTATCCGAGGAAGGAGTTAATAAGAATCTTCAGAAGGTTGCTGACTATACTATGAGTATGTTCCAGTGGGGTGAGAAAACTTTCAATAGACAGTCCCTCGCTTTAGCGATGTTTAGGGAACTACGTAAGAATAAAGTTCCATATGAGAAAGCATCACAAGAAGCCTGGAATCTTTCTGATACTGTGCATGGTGATATGAGTCCTGAGAATATGCCTCCTGCTTTACAAGGTGGCAAGTACAAAGGAGAAGCTGCTAGGACAGCCCTCACTCTCAGACGATGGCAGATACACTACCTTAACTGGATGTTCAATAGGATAGCACAGAAACAATACCGTCCTGTAGCACGTGCTGCTTTTATGACAGGTATCCTTGGCGGTGTTATGGGATTACCTACTGCTTATGTTATTAACGATGTAGCAGAGAGAAAGTTTGGTAAGAGTCCTAAACTAGCAGTGAAGAAATACTTCCATAGTATGCTAGGTAAGGATGAATTTGCAGACGTAGCTTCTAATGCTATCCTCTACGGTATGCCTTCTGAGACTATAGGTGTAAACTTCTCTAGACAAATGTCTATTGATGTTCCCTTCTTGTTTGAAGAGGGTGAAAAAACCTTTGGTGAGAAGCTAGCGGGCGTATATGCTTCTGATACTAAAGCTCTTGGGAATAGTATTGATTACTTCAAGAGAGGACTTCCCTATAAGGGAGTAGAAACATTCCCACTCACTCCTGATGCAATATCCTTACCTATGGCAGCATATCGTCAGAGAACAGAAGGAGTTACTAATAACAAGGGAGTACAGGCTAAAGATAAAGAAGGAAAGCCAGTTACGTTTACAAACTCAGAGGCAATAAAACGCGCTGCTGGTTTCTCTCCTGCTCGTATAGCGGGGATGCAGAGCATGAATCAATCTGAGTTTAACTTGGAAGCATATTACTCACAACGTAAGAAGCTAGTTAATGGTATGCCTAGAAAAACTCCTGATGATAGGAAAGCATACTATGAAGCGAAGAAGGAATTGAATGCAGAGATTTCTAAACTATCGGGATTAGTACCTAAACTAACCTCCCAAACTAGAACAGATTATCGCAGTAAGCGTAGGCGTAGATTTGAGAATAATTATTTGGGAGGAGATGAGTAATGGAACATAGCGATGACATGGTTTTAGATCATGTTCAGAGGATTACTACATTAGAGGATAAGGTGCGGGTTGTGGAAAGCGTTACAACAAATATAAGCACGTCCCTTGATAAAGTCACAAAGGAAATATCAGCAATTAAGTGGCTTACTGCTGGTGGTTTTGGGTTCTATATTATTCATGAGATAGGTTTGATAGAGGCTGTGAAGCTATTATTCTGAGGTATTTATGTCACGCATAGCTACGAAGATAAGTGTTATTGATGATAAACATTATGAACTGCTGGAAGATACTACTTACTATTCTGAAAGATATAATAAGTATGTAACTGTTAGGGCAGGGATTTATGATGGTGCTACTGGTGCAACTGATATAATGAGTGCAAGCTGGTTAGTTCACGATCAGCTATGTAAGACAGCTCTTTGGGATGATGGTACGTCTGTGACAAATTGGCAAGCCTCACAAGTACTGCAAGATATTCTAAGATCAGAAGGAAGGTGGTTACGCTCTAAGTATTGGTTCTGGTTCACATACCTCTTCGGAGGAAAGAAATTGAAATAAACAAAAGGCGGAAGGGAATTAACCCAACCGCCTTTCTTGTATTTAGAATTCTAAATGCTTATTGTTTATTTGTAAGATAACCTCCGGTTGCTGCTGACCAACCCGCAACATACAATGCCGGGTTTCCTGTTTTGTATCCTACATATCCAAGAGCAGCTTCCGTAGCAAATCCTAAGAGGGTAGTCAGAAGATCATTATTTAGTTTAGTAGGCATAGTAGACGCCGCCGCGCATTGTGCCAAATAGAAGTTGCCTACCTGTATTAACATCTTCATTTGGATTTAGTTCCTTCCAAGTGTTCTTTTTCAACTGCCCACAAGGATAAACTCTATATGAGATATTATTTCGGGTAACTATCTCAATATAATCCTTAGAATCATCCACTTGTATCTGTATAGTTCCATCTTTAGTCTTAAAGACTTCACTTGTTTCTTTCGCAGATACTACAGACGGAATCAACAACGCTAATGTTATAATAAAGTATTTCATTTTACTTCCTCCCCAATGTGATTTCTTTAACAATACGCTTTGCCCTTCCTCCGACCTGAGTATACCACTTAGACATAGTTAGATTATATCCTACTCTAGCCCAATCAACTACATCATAATCAAAGATATGTCCTAACGTATTCTGAAAACTCTGTAAGCCTCCTAGTTTGGGTTTGCCTTTTACTCCCGGCCCCATGTTATATATGAGATTCACAAATGCTTCTGCTCTTACTGCCCCTTCCTCTCCTTGGAATTTAGTTTCATGCCCTTTGAATATCTTTTCAAAGTCCGTGATACATTCTTCTATCTTAGGCAGGATACTCTTATCAGCTTCCTCTCTTGTGATTGTTGCTCCCTTACCAGGAGCACGTTGTCCGTACCCATAAGACCATTGTTTTACATCCCACTTCGCTTTTGATATAAAGCCTTCATCTTCCTTAATCTGTTTTATCAATCTCTGCTTGTCTATGTTTATCATATACCGAGTTTATCTCCTATAACCCCACAGGTTATACATTCCCAAGTATTTCTCCAATGACCTCGTGAGTCTTTATATGGATAAGCGCGTCTGTATATATGCCTACACTCCACAGATTCCACCACTACAGGTTGCCTCCTCTGAATATACGATACCTTCATTCTGTACTGCTTCATCATAAGGTACTTCCGTCAGTGGTTGAAAACCCCTCGAACCAGAAGGAAAGCAGGTAATACCACGAAGACGATTCGCATAACGAAGTATAGTGTCTCCAAGTTTAGCTGCGGTGTCCTCATTATTTAACTCACTTCCCCATTCTGGCAGGTTGATGGTGGAACTAATTCCCATGTCAACGTAATCTTGTATATCTGCTTGGAATCTGATTCTCTGCTCAGGTACTCTTGCAAGGCTATAACTTGTATCAATTCGTTCTGCAGAGCAGCCATACTCTTCAATAAGTCTTTTGGCGGTAGAGTCAATGACATACTGATACTTCCACTTTGTTCCATCTACGAGATACCTCCTTTTGTAAGCAACTGCAAACAACGGCTCAATACCACTCGAAGTTGAAGCCAGGATGGAGAGGGTTCCTGCTGGCGCAATAGCTCTATATTTCTTCGGATGTGAGAGATAGAATCTGTCACAATGTTCATTTGCAGCTCTTTCTGATTCACTCTTATACACCTCCAACCATTCTTTCAGCTCCGGTACAACTTCGTACTGGTAGTTTCGTTTAAGTAACCACTCATGGATTCCCATCAATCCGAGTCCTATCTTTCTATTATTATCCCTAACGATACGGACTTTATCGTAAGGAACCTCACCCCGAATGGTGCCACATACGAGAAATTTTGATGCCAAGGATACCACATCTTTGAGTTCATCCAAAGTCTCAATATTGCCAAGATTGATTGAACCAAGATTACATACGTCAGAATCATCTTCGCTCGTAAACTCAGTGCAGGCATTACGTAGTGTCTCCTTTTCATTTTCATAGAAATTAAAACACATTCCAGGTTCGCCGGTCTTACACATCTGAGTAACTACATCGTGCCAAGGTTGTGGAACAACAAACTCACGAGAACGATCTTGACAATTTACTAAGTTTATAAAGTCTGTATCAAAATTTACAGAGATATTTGTCATATCCAACGGAGCAGGAAAGTTGAAGTCCTGTGACTTCAGTGCTTTTACTGAAGGCAGCCAGTCCTTTGCACTTATAAACTCCCTAATGTCCTCATGCTGCCAGTTGAGACTTGCAAATATTGCGCTCCGTCTACTTCCTCCCTGCATAACATTGCGCCCGATTTCGTTAACAATGTGCATAAGAGGAACTGGCCCAGAGGAGATTCCTCCAGTACGAGATAATGTGCGACCCGAGGGACGTAATACACTGTAGTCAACTCCAATTCCTCCTCCTGACATCAGGGCGCTAGTGCTTCTTTGCGCTAGTGCCGCCCACTCTTCACGTGTATCCTCCTCCGCTTTCAAACAGAAACAATTATTCCAGAAGGACGCTGGCCTACCCGCATAGTATAGGTAGCGCCCTCCGAAAATCACTTTCATATCTTTAAGATATTCAACCAACTGCTTCTGATCGTCTTTAGACATAATATCTGTAGTTAGCTTACCGTAGCTACAACTGCGATTTCCACAAACATCATTTACTAATCTTTCGCAGAGATTATCCCAAGTATCATTTGAGCCTTGAGCATATTTTTGGTAAAAAATATCTCTGGCAAAGGGAGTTTTAAATCTATCTTTTACCAATCTTCCCCTCCATGATGTGTTAGCCTATGGCAGTTAGCACATAGCAAAATACATTTATCTAATTCTTCTGTAACACGTTCCCACTTTAAACTTAAAAACTTACTAGGGTCACGATCTCCTTTAGAAGTAGCATCTATATGATGAAATTCAAAGACTGCTGGATGATGTTTTAAATTACAAATAGCACAAACTCCACCTAGATATTTAATAGCCTCTAACTTTCTTTTTCGTTTATCTAGTCGCTGTCTAATCTTAACATAGTCTTTATTCTTCTCTCGCCACTGCCTAGCGCGTTCCGCACACTCCTCCTTATGAGTATGGTAGTATTTATTTGCAGCAGTAGCATATAACTGCATATTCTTTTTTCTATATCTTTCAGTCCTTTCATATACCTGCATCTTTTCTTCAGGTAGCATATCTTTAAACTTCTTAGAACTGGAATTCAAGCTGCTCATCTGCCTCCTGTAGTTCCTCTTCAAAGATATGAAGCAACTCGTATTCAGTAATAATATCAATTACATCATCAATAGTGAGATGCTCCGCTATCTTTTCCAGTGCTTCCAAAGGTTCGTATCTGTCTTTAATATATTCTACTACCATTAAAATATCCAATCATCTATTCCAGAAATTTCTAGTGCTTTCCAACCAGGAACCACAACAACTTTTCTACCATCCTTTAGGTTTAATCTATGGCTACCAGAAGGTCTAATACAGACTGACTCGATATTTTTAAAGCACAGAGAACCTTCTAAATAATGATAGGTTCTACTACCTTCATTAACTGTTGTAAACTCTGTAGGTTTGTCCATTTTATACTCTTTACCTAACATCTCCACTACCTCCTATAGCATCTCGCTCTTGTCTATCAGTCAGCTTACTGACGTTCACATCTATTACGTCTGACATATCCCAGCCCACCGTGTCAGCAATCCTAGCGACGTACCATAATACGTCCGATAATTCTGATACAATATCATAGGAATCTTGTACGTCTACGATTCCATCCTTGTCTCTAATAATCTTCTTATACTTACCAGCTACTTCTCCTGCTTCTGAACATAGGCCAGCTACTAAATAATCCATCGCCCTCTCAGGAGGGTAAATTGCTGTAGTCTTAGTCCAATCTTGATAATCATTAATTGTCATACACTCTCCTTCTGTTGTTCTGCCCATTCTACTCCGTGACCAAAACCATGTGTCAGCGCACTGCGATAGTGGAAGCCAATGATTTCAATAAGTTCCGGTTGATGTTGATGTGCGCTTAACAGCGCGGAGATATAATTCCAATGAGCTTCAGCAAGTTCTTCTGCTTTAGATTGCAAGGTTCTCTTCTCCTTTCAATGCCCAACGTATTTCATTCTCTGCAAGACAGCCTGTAAATTCACGTAATTGAATAGGATAGTCAGACATGCTATAAATCATCCGGATAGTTCCATATGTCCCAACAGGAATCTGGTGGGGCAGCTCACTACCATTAACAATTACTTTAACTCTATCTCCTACTTTATAGTTCATACAATCTCTCCTAAAATAATTCCTGTATCCAGCGCCCTGTATTATCAACAACCATTGGATATATCTTGGGAACGCCTCTGTCTACTACGCCACACATCAGAGTAGGTTTGAATTTGTGGGACTTAGCGTACTCAAACGCGTACGCTTTCTCGTCAATCAAACAGCCAACATTCATTCCAAAAATCATATCTTGCCTGTTAGCGATGTAGTGTATACCACCGAATCCATGATGGTGCCCCATTACAGTAGACTTCCTATTCACTATAGCTGCTGTACGGGCAGCATACATCCCATCAAAGTTGTGTCCGTGCTCATAGATAATGTTATCTATCTCAGCAGACTCAACGAACGACCAAGAAGCAGGGGCTTCTACAAGTTCCGCATAAGACTTTAAATACTCCTTTGGTATGCCGGCATCGTATGCTCGTTTATAGATACGAGCATTATGGTTACTCTCAACTTCTATACCGGCTGGAAATATATTATAAAACTCCTTGAGAGTTTCTAAAGTTAGTTTGTGCTCCATACCAGCAGAGTATCCGTCAGGAGATGTTATGTATCTGCTGATAGCATTAGCATCAATGGAATCACCTATATTAATTACTATTGTAGGCCCCTCTTTTCTAGCAACTGCTTTAAGAAAGGCAAAAGCATCTGGATGTTGAAAGGGTATCTGCAAATCTGGTACTATAAGGACACGTTCCGTTCCTATTTGTAATTTCAATACACTGCTCTCCAATCCCCATAAGATTTATTTAAACTACCTCTCCTAGAATTTTCACTATGAGTAACCCATTCCATATTATCCAAAGAATAACCCCGCTTAGAATCTACACGATCTACAGAGGGCGTTAGAGTTCTTGGAAAACCATTGAGTTTCCAAATAGTAAATAGTCTATGAAATTCACCCGATGCTCTGGCCCATTCATAGAACTCTTCTTTAGGAAGAAGATAGCAACCTGCATATAGATAGAACTTCTGTCGTTGAACTCCTGTAACACGCGACTTCATGTTTCTATATAAACGCATTAGAAATCCAGATTCAGTCTTCTCATACTTCTTAGTTTCTGCATTTCCTGTACGCTTTCTTCGTTCACGTTGCTGTTTATTCTTCTCTTCTCTAGTCAACTTCTGTAACAAATACAACGCCCTCCATTTCATCTAGCAAAGTATATAACACTTTCTTTATCTCAGATACTTTCCTATATCCCTCCTTGCACTTAACTGCACTGTCACACCAATCACTATTCATCTGTCTTTCTGCGTCTCTTAGGTTTCTTACTAGCGCCACAATCTGGGCCACTTGAGTTTTGCTTCCCTTTGGTCTTCCGATTTAAGCCTCCCTTGCGAAGCAAGTTCTCTTCTTTGGATTTGATTTTATGGTCAGTAGTACAAATGACCTGTAAGTTAGTTATGTCGCAGAAGATACGTTTGATAATTTCATCCCACGTCATACTTTCTGCTGTCTTATCTAAAGGAACGACACAATCTATATGGTCAACGTGCACTTCCTTTATTCCGAAGGACTCTCCACAGATACAACATCTATATCGTTTACCTCCCTTTGGGCCTAGTTCATCTGTCTTTGCCATATTCAACACTTCGCGGTGTGTTTTACTGCGAGAGAAACACCTACGTATCGCAGAGAGGACTTTATAAAAATCAGCTTTCTCCAAGGTACTCCTTCCACTGCTGACAATAATCACGCACGGAACAATAATCTGAACAGCGAGTTCTCTTTCCTGGTCGTTTGACTACAGACATATAACGAGCATCTTCATATTTAGCTTCATTCATATGCTGCCAAGCTTCCTCTTCTGTATCAAAGACTCTGACCGCCGACTTGCGTCCCTCTTTCATAACTGCCCACTTGTTTGGCTGTTCCCACATTTCATCTGGATAACACCTAAAACCAAGAGACAAGTCTTTATCAGGTATATCTTCAGCTCCAATATGAACTAACATCTTCCTATGTAGAAACTGTAGTTGCTTACCCTCTGTCCACAATGTCAGAGGAATAACTTGTATAGGTGTCTGTGGATACTTACTATCTGCAAGAGCGCGGTTCTTATCCCAATCTCTTAACACGCAGATAACTCGCAACCTACTAACTGGATACCCATTCTGTGCTAGGATGTAAGCATAGATATTCAGTTGAGCAGTCCATTCTTCTATACGAGAACCGTACACCAGAGTCCAAGCAGAGGTTACTTTGAAATCAGAAATTGTTTCATCTCTGTAGTTGTCAAACTTACCTCCAACTTTTCTATCTAGTATATCAACGTACAACCTTTGTTCTACTGTAGCATCTTCATGTGCATTACGTTCAAATATGTTGTGTACTGCTTCCCCAAAGATACTCCAACATCTATCCATAGCATCTTCAGTGAGTTCGTCTGAGTGTCTTCGTTCTAGTTGAACCATTTGCGGAGGCTTCAACAAAGTAGTCACACTATAATCTGACTCACCAGAATCGTAGTGTTGTGCAGCAAGGGCTTCGTATACTTCGTGTGGAATATTATGTTTGTTTGTTATTTTAATATCATTCTCCTCCGCACGGTATTGTTTCTTCCGTCTCAAACGTAGGGTTCGTGCATCTGTTTCTATAGTTGAATTTACATTGTTCTTGTGAACACCACTTACTCGTAGTTGTTCTTGGCACGGAACCCCCTTACTATAAAGTCAGGAGACGTAACTACTTCCACAAGTTTCCCTTCACATTTGTTACAGCGGAATGCGGATTTTAAGGAATGATGACAAAGTATTTCCTCTGTAATCCCACACTCTTCACATTTGAACTTATAGATAGGCACTATATAGGAACCTCCTGCGTTACTCGAATGGTGTTCATATCTAAAGTCTTCTCTACAATAACGTAGCGAATACAGTTATTCTGAGACTTAATAAACTTCTCAGCTTTTTCTCTGGAAGAACATACAACATCAACATATACCCCACCTAATGCTGTATAATAACCAACTAAGTAAACTTTCATATTATCCTTTCCGTCAGGAAATGCCATTTAGTTCCATACCTTACGGTACGGAAGGTATTTAGATTTCTAAATAACCAGCCCACCAGATACCCCCACTCGGCTCTGTAGTCCGACACGGTAAGCAGCTTCAGTCTCCCCTGGTGCGTTACCTGCTGCCACGGCTGGCATTATTAATTAGTTTGGAAAGGGAGTCTCCTCAAACTCACCACCCTCTCCACTGATAGAGGAACTATCCGCCGTAAGAGCATCCAAATCTTCTGACAACGTGAGGTATCCTTCGAAGCTCTTACACAGCATAAGAATCTCAGCGGCAGCGGCATCTGGTTTAATTGTTTTCTTCACTGCACCATTAGCAACCATTGCAGCAAACGTCTCTACTGCTGCTTTGATACAGACTGCGCGGGCAATAGCAAGATCTTTGTTAGTTGGTTCTTGTGATCGTACGCCTCCACTTTCCCGTTGGGAAGGAGCAGAAGATACTTGCTTTTTAATTTCCCCAATATTCCAATACTTTCCATTCTTAACCATTGTGACTTCAATGTTATCTCCTACCTTCAATTCATTCTGTATCGTCTTATGCACTGGTGCATTCGTAAAGATGTTATATGATTTCTCTTCACCCTTTACATCAAGAGTAAGTTTAGTTACTTTATATGAACCCATCTGTACGTTATATTCAATCTTCAAAACTGTTGCTGTCAAATGTTTCTCCTTTATTAAAAACATATTGTTGTAGAGCTTTTACTTGCTCCTCAGTTCGGGCTACACGTTCTTCTAGTTCTATGATACGGCGTTTTAGCGCGTATGTAGTTGGTTCGTATGGGTCAATCTTCTGTATCCCCCTTTGAAAGAATTGCGTGACACTCACATATCTCTACAGAGGAGAGGGAAGGAATCTCCTTCAAGACTAACCTCTCTGGTGCAATCAAATCATCTATTGTTTCAACTTGAGTAGGCTCACCAACAAACGTGGAACCATCTTTATCCCTATAGATACTGACAAATGTTTTCAAATATATCTCCTTTAGAGAACTGTTTAGTGTAGACTTCACTGCTTCGGTCTTTTTCTAAGGCAATGTTTGCAGGTTACGTATTTCCACTCTCTATATACTATGTAACTGTTGCCGTTATACACGGCTTTAGCTCCTACACAGAGTGGGGCGGCTATGTCCTCATACTGACCGAATCCTATATACCTGTTGACCTTCTGTTTCCCGGCCTTATGGATAACAATCATACCAACCTCACAGTTTGTATTTCTCTAGTTTTCCCCATGCCTCACCCGTTTTGCACTCACCACTAAACGGTACGTTACATGGATAACCAAAGAACTGTTCAATAGATGTACTCAACCCTACTACTCTAGTATATAATGTTTCTGCTACAAAGTCAACATATTTTTCAGGACAATCGAAAACAAGTTCATCATGCACCATCATTATAAATTTTATATCTGGATACTTGCTGAAATCTTGTTGACATAAGACCATCCATAGTGCCATAAAATCAAATGCAGTTCCTTGGACTGCGTAGTTGCAAACCTCCGCCCATTTGTACTGCATTCCATCTCTCGTTTTATACTGTTTAAAGCGCCATAGGCGCCCTGTGGCTGGACTTTTTAATTCGCCTGACCTCTGCACCTCCCTATAGTTATTTTTCTGCCATTTCCCCAACCCTTTATACTTGGAATAGTAGTTGTCCATAATCTTTTCCCACTTCTTGAGAGAGAAGTTTGGCATCTTACTGTCCATGTAGAAAGCGTAGGGAGTCCCACCGTACAAGGTTCTGAACGAAGTTACTTTCGCGGCTGTCCTGTTATCATCAGTCAATGGAAGTTCCATAACCTCAGTACAGTTCATTGCATGAGCATCTACTCCATTCCAAATTTCTTGTAGCATAGCTTCATCTTGTGAGAGGAGAGCCGCTACGCGTATTTCCAACTGAGACGCATCGCAGGATACTATTGGCATATCAATACCTACTTACAAAAATTCTTTTGACAGGGCCAGTACTGCCTCTAGGCATGTTGGTTCCATTCGGCGAACTACTACTTAATCTACCTGTTCTCGTTATACAATTATTCATGGAGGGATGAACAGTATCATCTGGACATAGCCTTTCTACTATCCCATCGAAGTAAGTGGACTTCAACTTGGATAGCTTTGCTTTCTCTTGGAACAGTTCTAAGATGCGCTTCTGAGCAGGGGTCGTACATTTAAGGCTTTTAAGGGCTTCCGCGTCTGTGGAGTACACACCTTCTTTGGAAGTTTCAGCAGATGGCCGAAAGCCCAATCCTTTGATTCGCACATTAGATACACACTTCCGAAAGTAGGAACGGATAGAACCATCCTTACGTGGTTTCTCAACCAGTTCTTGTCCTTCTCCTCGTATATATCCACCATACAGGATTGCCGAGAGCTGGTCTTTGCTGTTAAGGTTAAGGCTAGACGTATCAATTCCGATTTCAGATTGGAGCAGCTCGTGTATTTCTCTGTCAATATCACTAAGTTTTCGCCCATACTCTTCTCCATAGTTTTCCGCTAGAGTTCTATCGACCTTCATTCCATTGTATTCAATTGTTGCGAGTACTTTACATAGTTCAAACTGCAATGTTGCCAGAGCTGATACATTTTCCAAGAGAAGTCGCTTGCTCTGTCGCTGATAAAGAGCGAGAGTGTTAATGCAATCTTGTTCACAATAAGGCAGCAGTATATCGCTAGGTATTTCATCAGTTTCATAACCACTCTCCCAAAATACTTTGACTTTATCTATCTTGTCTGAGATACCATAATCTTTACTGAGTTGTTCAAGAGTTAATTCCCCCCTTCCTCCTTGCTGTCCTCGTAAGAGATACTCTGCTACTTGCGTACAGAATACTTTATACTTTGATATGTCTATTCCGTAGTGCATAAGCCACAGTAAATCAAACTTAGCATTATGTGCTACAATTCTGGTTGCATTATCCAGCTCCTGCTTTATCTCTGAGATACTTTGTGCGTGAGACTGCTTACATTCTGGATGATTCAACAACCAAGTCCTAGTTGTCCCATCCTCCCTCGCCACGGCGAAACAAACGGCGTAGGAATTGCTGCACCATGGAAATGAGTTGGGCAGCTTCGTGACTTCCCAATCAAACGCGATGGCCCCCGTGTTTTTCATTGTACTCCCTAACTGCTTGGTTAATTTCAAAGATACGTTCAGGATTACTTACGTAGCAACTTTGTGCATCTCTGTGCGGTTCATCACTACGAACATAAAGCAATTTATCATAAGACAGTAACTCGGGAACAGAGCATGATTCAATTCTCCAACCATTCTTAGCTCTAAAGTAGCAGCTATTGTGCGGTGCAAACTCTCGTCCTCTATGTGTCTGTTCTGTTATGTGTAGATAAACATCTGGCCCATCGTAAGTATACTTAATCTCTAGCTTTCGCATCAATCCTCCTTATCCCACATCCTTATATCTTGCTTTCTGTGCATCAAACAAGACAGTGTGTTTGCCGTGAACACCATCATTACATTTATTCTTACATAGGTGGATGTATCTTATCTCTTCGTCACCTTCTACAAAAGAGCAGCCAATACCTATTGCGTAGTCTAGCTCACCTGGCTTTCCTGTTTTACTATTATTCATATGTTCCATAAGTAACCACTTCTTTCCCTCTGCTTCACCAGATGCTTGTCCCGCAGTGATAATATCACAATTAAATTCCTTTGCTAACTCGCGGTACTTCTGATATAACTTCTGTAATCTGTCGGGGTTACTGAAATCCCCATCCTTGGGGAAGGATACTTTGTCTCCTTGATCTATGAGAACTACCTTCGGTTTGAACTTCTTGATTAACTTTTTAATGTCAGAGACAGAAATCATAGCATCATCATACAGCTTTATCCTATCACCACCACGTTCCCTGAACATCTCCTTTGCTTTCTCTACGTTCGCAACAATAGAGGCAGTCAAAGCATTCAGAGAGGATTGGTACGTCCTTAGCTTTACCTTACTACCCTTCTCCTCATTGTTAATCCAGAGGATGCACTCATCTTCTTTCAGTTGGGAAGCCATGTACGTAGCTTCTGACGCAAGGAAAGAGGTCTTGCCAGTATCAGGCCGAGCGAACACATGACCAAGGCTCCCGCCACGCAACATGCCCAAATCATTGTTAAGGCAATTAAGACGCCAAGAAATACCGGAGCCAGTAACAGTTTCCTCAAGCAGTTTCTCAAGATCATCCTCCACAAAAGGATTATCTTCATCCTGTTTCAACTGACAGACTTCCTCATATTCCTCTATCAGTTTCTTGACGTCCTTGATAATATCAAAAGCAGAATCCTCAAGGACAGGAAGCAGAGCATTAACTATCTTGTTGCTGTACTCCTTCTCTATCAGGTTCTTAACGACAGTGTGTGCTATCGTCTCAGAAACATCTAGCTTCTCTAGTCTATCGAACAGAGAATTGAAGAGGTCAGCGTCCTTGATGTTGGGGTTGTTGTGGAAGAACCACAGAGACAGCTCCTCCACAGACATATATTCATGTTCTGGTAGTTTATCGTAATACTCTTTAATACAGTTGATGATAAATAAAGTTTCTTTATTGCAGTTACTTTTATTAATGTACGTTATGTACTTATTGTACAAGGTCTTACTTCGAATAAACAATTTTAAAATACACAGATCACTCAATAATAAGGTGAACCTCCTTTCTATATTATATTATATTATATCTTTTATTATATTTCTTATAATATAATAGAATATATTATCTAATACACTATTCTGATAAAGATGTCAACTCCTTTCTTTAAGGTTAGTGTATCAGCTTAAAGCTAACACTTTCTGAGTAATATCCATTAGAGGTTCCATACCAACGGATAGTTACATAACCTTTCAGTGTAGCAAATTTATAAAATGTCCACGTAAAACTGTCATAATCATCTGTCTCACCTGAGCTGCTCTCTTCCTCCGCCATAAGTATAGGAGTACCTTCTAAATCAGACAGTTCACCAACTATATCTTCTATACTAACGTGCTCACAACAATCTTGTTCATGATACATTTCCCACTTACGGCCATCCTCTGCCGTGAATATTAAACAATCATCTTCACAATAAGCCTTCCGCTCAACACTTTTTAAAACAACACCAACCATATCCTTTAAGTTAGCCATTGTATTGTCCTTTCATTTAGAAATCTAAACGTCTTTCTTATCACCAAGCACAGGAGCAAACGGCCTGTTACACTCTACACATGTAGAGTACCAAACAATGTTTCTCTTACTGTCTCTGTACGTATGGTAGATATAGAACTCCTTACATTCCCCTGCTAATCTCTTTGGACATTTCTTACAATCCCCTTTACAGGATTCTTTCTCGCATATATAACAGCGTGTTGGTTTGAGAGAGTCACTTCCCAAAGAAGTGCTCTATTATAAATTGTGTGCCAAACCAACCAATAGCAAGCCCTACTAGCATAGAAACTACATATGTAACTTTCTCTAACATACCAACCTCCTTATCTCCTCATCGTTCTGATCTTTAGGGTCTAACTCCGTTATAATAGACTTACACTTCTTTCCTGTGAACAGTTTGATCTTGTTACAGAACTTGATACTAGACATACGCTTGTCATAGTCAAGGTATACATATATCATATCATACTGTCCTACTTTTTGCAAGACTTTTGTGGAAAGGTGTGAGCCAAGTAAGGGAATGGCGTGTATTTGACGCCCTACTTTTATGGCGTCAAGGATACCCTCCACTATCACAACCTTGCTACCATCGCTGTGTTCAGCGTTGATAACAACCGCGCAGTCCTTACTGCTTCGCACATTCAAGTACTTAGGATTATCACGCGTTGCCTTACCCAAGTTACGACCTTGCCAGAAAACAAGTTCACCCTCCTGATTATATAGTGGTAGGATTAATCTATTCAGTTTCTCTGAGTATCCGAAACGGTACTTCGCAATCTCGCTCTCTCTAATGTCATATCGTGATAACCAAAGCATAGCTTGAGCAGGTAGCGCCATATTGACATCATGCGGAAGCGATATGCAACGCTGGCCAGATTGCAAAGGGTACGAACTATAATCCAGTGCAGCATTAACTCTCTCCTTTGTGTCCTCTAGTGAGGCTCCTTTAGATGGTTTAAAAGCGGAGTAACCGCAATTAAAACAGTTGTATAAAGTTCCTTTGCGAGTACGCTTTACGTACAGTCTATCGCGCGTATCGCCACATTTTTCATGGGAGTACCTAACTTCTTGGTCGAGAGGAAGTGGCATAAAGGCTACTCAGTCTAACTGTCTGAATATCATACGAACGTGTTTCTGCACAAGGATTGGGCATTGACAATTCAAACGGATTAAATTCATCTTCCTCTTCCGGTATAAACTCTACGTCCATCTCTGCGCAGTGAGGAGCGACCTTATTAACCAACTTCTCTCCGTTAGATAACATTATATCCATACAGACAGAGCATTCAAAGAGAGGGACAACTTCCCATTCTTTGACTTCACCAATCCTTATCATCTCTCTTCCACAACACTCTGCTGAGGTAATAGGTTCAATAGGACTGCCCAATATGTCCTGTATATTCACATATGATCTACGAGAACCGGTAGTACAGAGAAGAGACCCATCACACACTTCTACCACGACAACCCTATCTCCGTTCTGAAATCTATGCGCGCTAGTATTCCCAATAATAGTAACAGTATCCCCAACTTTAAAGCTCATTGTATTCCTCCCCAAGTAAGTTCTCTATGTCAAGAAGTTCCGTTAAGTCCATGTCCTCATCTTCCAACAAGGAACGGTTATAGTCAAAGACAACTGCCATACAAGCATTACATAGTTCCGGGTCGCCTATTCCATCCAGCGGTGAATCACAAGCGCGGCAATGAAGTCCAGGTCTTAGCATTGTTCCTCCCTAAATCCAAACATAACAAGGTTATCTGCTTTGAATTTCTTACCGTTCTGTATCTGTGTCCAAATATCTGCTGGTAAATCATTCTTAGTGAGGTACTTTGCTGTGTCCCAACCAAGATCAGGACTATATATCTTTAGTTGTGCATACATACTATTATACTTAGTCAATGTCGTGCGTGTGTTAAGTAGCATTTAATTGCCTCCACGTATGCAGCAAGAGTTGTTGGGCTTGACAATCCCGGTGCAGTGTTTACTTCCAAGACCACTGGTTGTTCTGTTCTTTTCTCAATGATAAGATCAACTGCTCCGAAGTCCAGACCAAGCGCTTGTACGGCGGCCTTCGCTTGTTCCTGTGCTTCAAGAGATAGTTCAATGTTGTTGTGCGCAAAGACCCAACCACCCGCAAGATTACGAACATCCATGTTGAGACTACCTTCTCCAATAGCTTCATTCCTCCTCCGCTTCTTCTGTATGTCAATTACTTTATACTCCCCATTTAGATTTCTAAATACGTGTACTCTATATTCTCCTTTCACATCTATTCCTACTGTGTAGAGGGGAGCATCTACGATCTCGTCAAGAGAGCGTGCAACTGTTATACCAGAACCAGAGTGTCCTGTCAACTGTTTTCTACAGTACACCTTATTGCTTTGATCTACCCACCAACTAGCTACACGAGGATTCTGTGTAAATTCGGGGATAGTAACGCCTCTGTCTTTTAGATACTTAAAGGTCTGTAATTTATTAGCTGCGTAACCTACTCTTGTGGGGTCATTTAGCATTAAGCGCCAGTTATATCTCCATGCAGGTAATTGGCTGTTGCCCCAATTAATTATCAGATGATTTGCTCTTGGCCTGTACGTACCTTCTGGTCTGATACGCAAGCAGTCTATTCCTGCCCCTTGCAACGCTAGTTGCAAATTCTTTGCACCCTCACTGCCAAATTTATATGGCCAGATTCTAACTTTTTGCATTAGCAATCCTCTCTTTGCGGAACGTAAGTTCAGCAAGCCTGTTTATCTATCTTAGCCCTGACAGATTCAATCGTTGATTTAATTTCCTCTGTCTCCACGACAACATCGTTTGCAACAGCATACTCCAAGCAATCTATGCAGATTGTATGTGTATAGTGTTCTTCCACTACCTCCACCATCTCTACTTCCGCACACCACTCATTACACCACTTACATTCCACTGTCAGAAGCGTGGGTTTGTGCTCTATCTGCTTTGTCTCATATTGCGAACGGCAGAAAGCATTACAGAAATTACCGAGCACATGACCTGTTAAATCATTACCACAATGTAAACATTCAAAGGAGTTAGCGTCTGCCTCCAAGTGCTTCTCCTTACAATACTGTGAACAATAATGGAACTCTACCTTGTCACGATACAACGTAATGTGTGTGTTGTCCTTCCCACAATAATCGCACGGATGTTTCTTGTAACTATTCATCCACTTGCTTTTGTAAATATCCTTACAATTTGCAGAACAAAAGTTTACATTATTGACATTAGCATATACATTATTACGAATCCAATTATCACATTGAAGACAGCGATCAGTATGTGTATATGTCTTGTAATATCCTGAATCATAATGACTTTTACGAGGTTCCCACAGAAGATTGGAGTACCATATACCGCCCTTCCAACTGCCCTTTGTTTCATTAAAGAGGGTGATTTCTCTGCTTCGCTTATCCAGCACAGCAAGTTTGGAGAAACCAATGTACTCCTCAATCATCAGCTTGATTGCTTCATTACCTGTCCAACCATCGGGTAGTTTCTGCAACACCAGCTCATTGAACATCTGCGTATCTGATCGTATCTTGTCAGGACAATCATCTATCTTTGATATAACACCGTTATGAATGAAAGCAATATTCTCATCCACTTTAAATGGGTGGCAGTTGAACAAGTCCTTGGTTCCGTGCGTCTTGATACGGAAGTGAATCAGCATCGGACTATCAGGATGCTCAAGCTGCACTGGCTCGAACTCTGCATAGAAAGCATCAAACTCCATGCTCTTATGTATCCGCAGTTCACCAGCACTATTGATGTAAGCAAACCCACATCCATCTGGATTTTGTGTAAAACACTGTTGTAATGTTTCTTTGTCTATGACTTTTCCAGCTGGCTTTGCTATTGCTACGCACATCTACTACCTCCTAAATTTGTTATTTAGAAAACTAAATGCAAGATTAAATTATATAACCTTTCTGCTTCAGGAACGTAATAAGATTATTGTAATACACTGGTTCTTTATGCACAAACTCCACAAACTTCTGCACTGTCAGGTTAGTAATGGAACTTACTTTACAGAACTTATACAGAGCGTGTGTAAACTCCACGTTCTTGGAGAACTGTTCTTTAGTTATTGCCCCCTGGAACATACGAACTTCCACAGTATGCTCCGGCTGTAGATTTACCTGACCTCTATCTCCTCCTGATTTCTCTATTGCTTTACGAATCATCCCATCTTTCTCGACAGCAGAACAATAGTCGTTGGGATGCCTCTCCGCTATGATAGTTGCAAAGTCCTGGTTTTGTTCAAGAAATTGCATAAACTTGAATAGTTGTGCGTTACTGAAAGCATCTTTGCTGATGTGTACGTGCATACCACATTGGTCTGAATGTATATACTTTTCGGATACGTTGAAGATGTTATTCAGCGGGAAACTTTCCTTGAAATACTCAAACGTAAACGGGTGCGTAACAATCTCAAAGCCGTGGTAGACGGACGCATCCTTCTTCATGTAGTAATAATCTTCTTCCGGGTCCTGGTTCTGCAACTCCTTACAGATACGGAGTTTTGCTATGCTATCTTCTTCAAAATTAACTTCATTCTCCACTCCGAAATATTCCTGTCCTTCAACGAAAGATGGTTTGAACTTCCCTACTGGTTTATAGTGATAGCGTTTTATTGTCCCGAACTTCTCTTCAAGCAGACACGTCCCACACAAATGAATGTGAGCCTCTGCTGCTTGGGAATGTGGTGGAAACGTATAATTAACTATCAACGCAGACTCCCCACAACAGTCGCAATATCCAGTAGTTAAGTGTCTTTTGCAGATAAACTTACCAGGATAAATCTCATGCAATGTACTGTTAAAAACCAAGTTACCACAATGGTAACACTGTTTCATATCAGCAGCACAAGTCTTACAGGCATTCTTGGTTGTGAGGTAGTTCTTTCTTGTATGCCATGTTTCACAATGAGAACAGAAATAGAACTTATTTTGTTTAACGCATGTCATACAAACATCCCCAATGGGAGTTTTCTCTAACGTCTTGTGTAATTTACCACAAGAGTTACAGGGCTTAAGTGTTGTAAGACAGGACGGACAAGCATTGTCCTTTAATTCTACTCCACCAGCTCCACAATAATGACAGATACCTGTAGCACAGGTAGCGCAGTACATATTTCCTGCTTGAGCGTGGTAAATACCATTAATTCCTACGGTTTTACAACTACCGCAGATGAAGGCATCGTTAATACAGACAGAACAGATACAGGCTTTTTGATTCTTAGGAAGGTGCTCTATGATTTTACCTTCATTACGACCACAAAATTGACACAGCATGCCATTTCCTCCTCGCCATTTGTTATTACTCGTCGTAAACGTCCAGGCTTCTCCTTTCAGGCAGAAATGACTGACCTAACCTAAACGTTTGAGTTTGATTACATTCGCATTAATACGTTCAGCCATAGGTACACGCAGCGCCTTTTGCTTAACCTCCTGTCGGACGGATTGTTTACAATCTGTCGTGAGTAGATGTGTGTATGTGTGGATTGATACTCCCCTTAAAACTCTTTCTTCGAATAGCATTCTGTACCTCACAGGCCATTTAGAAACCTAAATGGTGATATTTATTGGAGCCTTAAATTTGATCTTCTTCTGTGGAATAATTCTTCCCTTCTCGTCTGTCTCAATTACACACTTACAGCGACTGCAAGGTACGAGACAGGAACAAATTGTATTAGGCTTACACAACATTTCTCTCCTTCCACTTTAGTTTTGATAATCCTGAGAAACGTTCGGGTTAAAGACCTTTAGCAATCGCTTTGATTAGGCTATTAAAACTATCATCAACTTCTTCTAGTGTACTAATAAGTTCTCTTGCTTCCCAAACGTGTTCAAACTCGATGGTTACAGAAAATGGTTTAAATTCCGTTTGATCTAATGTTGTTGTAATTTTCATACTATCTCCTTTGGCTCAAAGAAACAGCCTCTTATTGGGTTTTCAGACGCACTGTGACAATGAGAACATATCCCATCTTCAAACTTCTTCTGAAATTCTGCACTCCATACAGGGTTACCATGTTTACAGATACGGCAACTGTGTAGGGCGTGGCTTGGTTCTCTAATCCAATGTAAACAACCCATAGTCACCTACCATTCTTAAAGAAGTAGACAACATACGCTAACGTAACAGAAACAAACGGTAATATCTTCGGAAGATTAGTTAAAATTCCATGTTGCGGACAGAATAATCCCTCACGTATTATCTCAAGCATACTACCCTCCTTTACTTAATGATAATTGTAGTAGTTTTGAGA